GAAACCTTGGGGTGGACCCAAGAGGAGCTGACTTCCCGCTAGGCCGGAAAACTTTATTTGAGATTCTTGTTCGAATTATTTGAGACGCGCTCTAATTATTTGAGATTTCCAAGCAGCTTTATTGCAAGACCTGCGCAGCACGACAGAAAGCCAGCCTCCACAGCGTATTAGCACGAAAAACACCTTTCCTGACGCCGGATGGCCATGTGCCTCCATACAGCGCAGGAAATGCTTGTCAGCCCACCTCCTGTCCGCCTCGTTTTCTATCTGTTCATAGGCGAGGTCATGCTCGTCACAGCAAGCCTCAAAAGGCGGCGCGCCGCCAGATACGACGCGCCACACCTTAGACAATGTTCCGAAGAGTCCGCAACCGTTGGAAGCCATGGGTTTACTCCGGCATCTCGAAGATCGGGACAACCTGCTGCACCTCTTCAATGGTGGCGGCAGCGGCGATCTCGTCTTCATACTTCTGCTGGGTGCCGAGGATGAAGGCCGTAGCGGCCTCGGAGGCTCCCACGTTCGCCAGAACCTTGGCCTGGAGCGCTTCGAGAGTGATTCCACGCGTGGCGGCAACACCTCTCAGCAGAGGGGCAGGGGCTTCGGGGTCAGCCTGCAGGGCCTTGGCTTCCTGCTCCTGCTTCGGCCAACTCAGCTTCTCATGCTCCGAATAGCGCGAGGAAAGCGCGGCCATGGCGGCGTCGCTGGCGGCAAGCACCTGCGCGAGCTTCTCCTTTTTCACCTGAGCCAGAGCCGCGTCGACGGCCGGAGCCAGTTCCGCCTCGCCGACAAACTGCATTTCGCTTGCCGCGCAGGCGGGAAGTTCCATCGGCTTTCCGGCAGCCTGTACGGACACGAAATAGCCGCTCTCCCGGTATTCCGTGGGAACCTTCCAGACACGGACCACGCCGGGGGTGGCCAGGCGCGGCAATTCTTCGGTGTGGCCGTCCACGGTAAGCACATTGTTTTCAATCAACATCGTCATTCTCCTTTGATAAATACGGCATCGCCCAGGATGGACCGCACGCTGCGATCTGCCGAGCAATGCTTGGTGTACGCCAGAAAGCTGGCCACTCGCTGCTGGACATGCTGGAGAGATATCCGGCCAGCGGCGTATTGCCTGACCATCTTCCGGAACATCCGGCGAGCCTTGCGCATATTCCTCTTGCGGGGAAGGATATGCGTCGCCCACGTGCGATAGCCGCAGAAGTCGACGCCGCCCTTGGCAGGGACAACCTTGGTCTTGGGGTTCAAGGCCAGCCCGAGTCCGGCGACCGTATCCGCTGCGGCGTTCAAGGCGCGCCATGCGGCGGCCTTGTCAGGGGCAACGATTATGAAGTCGTCCATATATCGAACATACCGCCCGATGCCTGCGCCATCCGTCATGGCGTGATCCAGCTGATCCAGCATGACATTGGCGGCGAGCTGGCTCGTCAAAGCGCCGACCGGAAGGCCGACGCCGTCATGGCCATACCCAGCGGTGATCCTCTTCCAGAGGTCAAGGGTATCCTTGCAGGAAACAACGCGCTCAATGGCCGTGAACAGCACGTCGTGCCGAATGCTGGCGAAATAGCTCTTGATGTCGGCCTTTACGACATACGGAGCCTGCCAGTTCCTATGCGCCGTGCGCAGCATGCGCTGCAACGCCCATACGGCCCGCTGTGCGCCCTTACCCGTCCTGCAGGCATAGCTGTGATGGATGAACCGCCGCTCAAACAGCGGCTCTACCACCCGGACCAGGGCGTGGTGGACAATCCTGTCCGCAAACGGCGGAGCCTGAATGTCCCTGCGCTTGGGCTCAAACACCGTGAAGCTGCGGGGTCTTCCGGGCTCCCAGCTTCCCCACACGAGGTGGTTATGTATATTGATAAGGTTCTCTTCCAGGTTGGCGCCAAATTCCGCCACTTCGCGGCGGTACCGCTTGCCTTTTCGCGCGGCCAGATACGCGCTCCACAGGTTGTCGAAGTCGATGATTCTGGCGAATAGGTCGCTGTGTGTGATTGGCATTTGTATGATTACCAGCAGCCACTTTCGCGCACGGCTACTTGCCGCTGCTGTTTGTTGATCTTTGACCGGATAGGTCAGGACGGACGCCCCGAAGGACAGGCACTGTCCCGCCGCCCGTAAGCGACGGGCTTCTGGCCGTTGCCGTTCGCCAGGCGCGCACCGATGTTCGTGTTCGAGTTCGACGCCGCGTTGTTGCAGTTGACGTTCCACAGCCCCGCATTCGCGCCGTTGCTCCAGTTGCCGCCCACGATCGGGAAGTACTCGCGTTGACAGGCATCCGCCCTGAATATTCATCTTGCCGCCTTGAGCCATCCGCCGACCATGCGGCCGATCTCGTTTACGTGCCGCACCCATATTTCATAGCGGCGCGGCGTGATATATTGCAGGCGCAACGATTTGCGAATCCACATCCTCAGAACCTCGATCTCCACGTCGAGGTCTTGCAGCGTTGTTTTCTTGTGATACCGCTTCCATGCGACGATGGAGAGGCGCTGAATGTTCGCCAGCGCCGCCCGTATGTCAGCGCACAGGGCGTACCGCTCGATTTTCGGATACTGCTGCAGCACGGTGTGCGTGTAGGCTTCCACCTCTTCGATCTTCGCGAGGAGGGTCGCGTACGGGCTCGGCTGAGCGTACCCGGAAGAGGGCGGGCTATCGCCCGCCCTTGCATGACTCACGTTGCCAGACACATTACACCTTCGCCAGGCGCGCAACGATGCCCGGGTTCGAGTCCGACGCCGCGTTGCTGCAGTTGACGTACCACAGCCCCGCATTCGCGCCGTCGCTCCAGCCGCCGCCCACGGTCGGGAAGGACTCGGCGGAATTGTTCCAATACTGGCCGTCGGGAGCAGTTGCTCCAGAGTTGCTCGTGGGGCCGGTTTTCGACAGGAAAACATCGTCCATGTCGTAGCCGCTTCCGCTGGCGTCCATGAACGTCACCGGATACGTCCAGCTATTCATGTTCGGCGGGGTCTGGCCGGTATTCACCCAGGTCTGGTTGCCTTCGCGGTCCCAGAGGTTGATCACGCCGGAGATCGTTTTCAGTCCATCCATCCACTGCCAGACGTTGCCCCAGAGCCCGACGATCCCGCGATAGGTGGCCTGCGCCACATCGGAGGCGTCGACATTGGCCGCGCTCGACGCGCTGACTCGCCCCTGTCCGGTCTCGGACTGGCTGTCCATGGTGGCGTTCTCCACCAGATAGAGCCACTGGATCGCGGACCAGTGATAGATGCTCCAGAGGCCGAATCCGGACACGCCGGAGACGTTGCGGGCAGCGGCATCAGCCAGAAACTGCGTCAGCGTCCGGCTGACAGCGGGCAACACGCCGGGCTTGGAGCCGAGCTTGGAGCCGTCCATGCTGGCCTGGTACTTGCCGACGTAAATCTGATCGACTTCGCTGCCGCCGACCTTGAACGCCGGATGCACGACATATCCGTCAACAGGCTGGTCACTGATCCACCAGGCTTCCTTGCCGGTGTTCGCGCCAGAGCCGATCGTCGCACGGCGGATGTAGAACTTGGGAATCTTGACCATGTACTGGCCGTCGACAACCACGTCCTGCATGCCGCCCCAGACGGGATGAGTGCTGAAATGAGCCGCGCCGGGATCAGGGACGGTGTTGCCGTCCTCGTCCACATAGGCCCAGGTGCCGCCATCGCCGCCAGGGGTAATCAGCGCAACGCCGGAGACGTATGCAAACGCCTGCTTGGTCGTGATTTTGACCTCGCTCGACCACTCGGACCACCCGCGCGTTTCGCCCTTGTGCTGCACCTGCAGGTAGTAGACCCGCAACCCGGCTTCCAGAATGCCCGCGGGCAGCGTCAGAGAAAGCAGGTTCACGGCGTCCTCGCCGGAATCCCACAACGGCTCCGCCCAGGTTCCGCCCGAAGCGCGGACCCTCCAGCGGCTGGCCGCATGGGTGTCGCTGCCGTCGATGACCGCGAAAGCGCCGGTCTGCAGCAAGGGGGTTTCGCCGACGTCCGTGGCGTTGTTCGCGGGAGACACCAGTGTCGGCGTGGCCACATAGGCGAAACTGGCGGCGGTGGCGAAGCCCGAAACGGCGGACCAGTCGGACCACAGGCCGGACAAGTCTTTCACCCGCGCCCGCAGCTCGTAGCTGGAGGACACTTCAAGCACGTCGGCGGGCATCTGATACGACAGGCCCGCAGGCTGTTCTCCAGAGTCGTGCAGCACGGTGGCGAACTGCGCCCCGGAAGCAGCGACCTGGAACTGGATACCGGCCTGGGGCGTTCCGCCAGGACTCGAATACCCGGCAATGGCCAGCGTGGGCCGCTCGAAGATGTCGACAGCGCCATCAGCCGGAGAGCTGATAGCGGGCGCGTTCGGGCGCATGGCCGGATTGACGTAGCCGCCGAGACCGGTAGCCGCAGACAGGGCCACGATATGGCGAATCTGCATCGCTTCGCCCTCGGTGACGATCATCAGGCTGCCGTCGCCGCGCATGGGCAGGATGTATTCATAATCCGCAAAGCCTGCGGGAATATCCCCGCCCTGCCTGCGGACAGACCAGACGCGCTCGGTCCACGCCGGATTGGATGCGTCGCGGAAGTAGAGCCTGGCCTCGCCGGAGTTCAGGGAGCGCCGGATCACGACGGCCCCGCCCTCGGCGTCGTTGCCGATGTTGATCGGCTTGGACAGCCAGATGTCGCCGACCTCGCAGGTGGCGTACGCGGCTCCGACCTCTTCCATGGAGCAGCGGGTCAAAACACCGGTCCCCAGGGTGCGCGGCAGGTTAGTTTCAATGCGGATGCGGTTCTCGGAGAGGACGGCCGTGCATTTGATCAGCAGCGAGCCTTCCTCGTCGGCGAGGACGTAATACTCTCCGGCCCGAAGCTGGGCCGTGCTGGCAACATCCACGCTGTCGTCGCCGGAAATGCCCTGCACGATGGCGGTATCCACGGCGTCAATCAGGGTGAAGCCGGGAGCCCACAGCTCAAAGGCAATACGGTTGTCGCGATAGAGCCAGTCCAGGGTGACGGCGCGCTGCACACTGACGGAGCTTGTTTCTTCCAGGCCTTCCACGCGCGAACCCAGAGCGGCCAAGTTCTCGTCGGTCAGTTCAGCCGATTCGCGCAGGGCGACGGTATTGTCGAGCAGCCGCTGGTGGATCGGATTCCAGGTGTCCGGGTGCGCCACGCTCTCCACAGTGAGAGCAGGCAGGGATTCGCTGAACTCGGGGGGCGACCCCGGAGTCAACGTGGGATTTTCAGTAGCCATCATGTCCTCCTTTAGTATTCAAAGACAATTTCAAACTCGATCTCGGTTTCCGGCTCAAGCTCCTTGGGGGCGACAACGCGCCGCCCCATCAGAGTTCCGTCCGCCGCGATCACAGCCACCTCGCGCACGATGTTCTCCCCGGCCGCCTGGCCGGACAGGACGCCCCTGACCGTCAAGCTGGGGCCGCTCACCTCGTTGGAGGTGGCCACCCGGAGAAACTCGGCCTGCAGGGCCGTGTCGACGTCCGGGCTATACGGGGCATCGCCGGAACCGAAGGCCAGCCATGCGGCCTTTGGCAAGGCGTCCCCGGTTGCGGCGGCGGTGGCCACCTTGTTGCGATACGCCGCCGTTGCGGCAATTGCGGTCGGCATCAGAGCACCTCTCTATATGTTGCGCCACCACGCCTGACGGTCGCGACGGCAGTAAACCACACACCCGGAAGACCAGGCTCCACGCCCAAGCGCCACGTCCCGTCAAGTCGCGGCTGCCCAATCGTCAGCAGGGTCGGATAGGCGAGGCTCCACGAGCCATCCACCTTCCACAACCCGTCCAGCTTATGCCCGCCGAGCTTGTGTCGACCGTCCAGAGGCATCGGCTGCCAGAGCTGCCGGGCAGGAAGCGCGCGGTCACCGCCCGCCGCTGACACAGGCAGGCTCGTGCGGCCGCGCATCCGAAATTCGCCGAATCCACTGTGCAAGGGCGCGCCAGCAGGCCGGAGCCCCGTCAGTCGAACGGTGCCGAGAAGCCCCCAGCTGCCGTCCAGAAGGCGTTCGGAATAGTTGCCGCCCACATCCCAGCAGCCGTCGAGGGTTTGCCAGTTATGAACGGTGAAGCGGCGGCACTGGACCATGCGAATGGCCAGCCGCTGCGACGGGGCAAGCATTGTGATGGAAGAATCAAAGGTCGATCCGACAGCGGTGACCAAGGCCCGCAGATGACAACGGACAGGCGCATACTGTGCGGCCATATCCTTGACGAGACGCTGTTGCGCCCTGGTCCACGTCCCCTCCGCGAGGTTCAGGCGGATCGCGTACTCGGCCCAGCTGCGCATGGCCAACCTGCGGACCGTGCCAGCAGGAGGAGAGAGCACAACGGAGCCGTCAGCGGTCCACGTGCCGTCGAGAGTGCGGCCCCCAGCGGCTTCCCATTCCTCGCGATAGGTCTTGTATTCAATGAGTTCCGAGCCGGGATAGCCAATGCTCGCCAAGGCGGTGCGGACCGCCCAGGGCGTTCCCTTTTTCCGGTGCAGCCGAATCGCGTTGCGCACCAGCTCGCGCTGATCCGCTTCGGCGAGGCCGGTGGACCAGCCCTCCAGACCCAGAACGTGAAACTGCTCGGCCAGATGCGGAAGAAACGGCGCGGACACCAGGTCGACCAGGTCCACAAGCAGTCCGTCGACCGGCAACAGCGAAAGCCGCTGTGTCAGCTCGGCCATAGGCGCAAGGCGCTCATCCGTGGCCAGCACTCCAGGGACGACGGAATCAGCCATTCACACCTCCGGCCACAGAGACGGACACGCCGGTGCAGCTGGCCCAGCCGTTTTCAGGCACGTCAACGTCTTCAAGGGGCAAAGCAAGGTGGACGCGGTACACGCCGGAAACGGAAAGAGCCGCCATGATCTGGCTGCGGACGATGTCGCTCCCAAGGGTCGCGGCTGCCTTGTCCGCCCATGCCCGCGCTGCGGCTGTGGCGCGCGCAAGCGTGTCTGCGGCATCGGCGGAATGGTAGAGAGTTATCTCCGCCGAGATAGCGTACTCGTACAGGACGGGCGAGGCTGCGGTAACCGTGTCGCACAAAGGGCGCACATCGTCCGCGCTTGCGGCCTCGGCAACCTGTGCCAGCACGTCCTCGGACGGCAGGCCGCCCTGAACCAGCGGATACAGAACCACCTGGCCGGGCTCGGGAGATAGCACCGCGACGTCCACCACGCTCTGGTTCGCGCTCATGGCGTGATAGCGATACGACAGTGTGGGACCAGCAACAGAAAAGTGTTCAGGCGCGAGAATGATCCTCTCGCGAAGCCGGTCGTCGCCTTCCATGTCGGCACCGCCGCTTGAGAAGGTCACGTTCACGACCTGTATGCCGTCCGGCAGCAGGTCAAACGACTGCTTGATGTCCCCCGGCAAAAAGCCGTTTGCGCCCGCTCCGGGCTCGTCGCACAGCGCGAGCACTTCCACGGAACTCTGGCCGGAAGGAATCAAGGCGTCGCTTTGCGTGGCGAACACGGCCCCGGTCCCGGACTTCACGCGGAACCCCCTGGGGATAACCACACCGGAAGATACCGGCGCTTCCGAATAAAAGCGCAGGGTCGTCCTGGCGGCCTGAGGCTGCAGTCTGGTCACGCCGACCAGGTCTCCAAGGTAGTCCAGCATGGGAGCCCTGGAAAAGCGCACCAGGTTCTGCCTCGCAGCGTCGTTGATGGACGCCCGCATCAGGGTTTCCCTGTAGGCGATCAGATCTATCAGCAGCCGCTCGACCTGGGCGGGATACAGCGTCTTCCCCGTCATGGCCTCATAGGCCGCTATCAGCTCGGATGTAACAAGCTGGGAATCCTCGTGGACAACCTTAGGAAGGGTCATGCGCGCACCTCCGCAGAAGCCAGAGCGCCATCGGCGAGCCGGAACTCGATCCGGATCAGAACATGCGCGGGGCCGTCCCCTTGTTCCACCTGAACTCGCACCACGGTGACGCGAGGCTCCCAGCGCCGGATAGCGCGGACAGCCTCGCGCACCAGGTGGGGGCGGGCGCGGTCGATGGGCCGGTCAATGTATTGATAGATATTGGAGCCGAACTCCGGACGCAGCGGATCGCTCCCCTGGGGGGTTTCCAGGATGATGCGGATGGATTGGCGAATGTCTTCTATGCCTTCGACAAAGCCGTTCCGGCCCAATGCGGGCTGCCAGTGTGCGGAGTTAGGTAACATGCCCCCGACTCTATGCGAGTCAGGGGCAAAAGGTGTGCAGACTAGGGTCAGTGGCTATGATGATTCGAGTTGCCGGAGGCGTCGAGGATGGTGCCGGATGCGTCGACAGAGCCGTCGACATGGATATCGCCTTGTACTTCAATATCGCCGGTAATGGAAGCGGCGGCACCTCCGCCCCCGGTTACGGTCATACCCTTTTCAACAGTCAAGTGGCCGGTGACCCGTGTCTCTGGGGCATCTATGGTGGCCTTCGGGGTGCGGACCAGGACAGGCCCGGCAGCCTCTATCGTTATCGGGCCGACAGCATTGACGGAAAGCACATGACTATCTCTGTCATACTCGACGGTGGTTCCATCGTCAAATGCGATGTGATGCTTTTCCACTCCGGAGCACGGCGTCACGTCCGCGCTGGAATACAACGCGCCGAGAATACATCCGTCTTCACCCCGAGAATCCAGCATCAGCGCCACGTGCTCGCCAACGTCGGGCATGAAATAATGCTTGTCCCTGCAGGTCTTGGGAACCAACACCGGGAGCCAGTGCGTGATCAGGTTGTCCAGCGCGGGCAGGCGAACCTTGGCCCTGCATGTCGCCTCGGCGATCTCAACAACAATGCCGAACTGGAGAGTGGCCGCCGCTTCTCCGAAGGTGCTATTCATCGCCTCCCTCCTTCACGCGCTTGGCCTCGAACTCGGTCACATAGCCTCCGGAGCGCCCTATGGAGTGGGCAGCCTGGGTGACGAGATACAGCCCGTTCAGCCGCCGAAGGCCGTGGATATCAATGATGGCACCGGCCACGATCTTAGGATCGCCCGGAAGCGTCCCATTGAGGGCTACCTTGTCTTGCTCTCTGCGCTGCTGCTCGGCTTCGGCAATAGCCTTTGCCTGTGCCGCGCTGCGCGCCCGGACGTGCTGCTTGTTCTCATCCTGGGCTGTTACCGTATCCTGGGACGCAACGTCTCCGGCCTGCGCCTGCTGCTCGACAACCTCCTTCGTATCCGGGTTGTGGTAGCGGACGGATGTTTTCGACGGCACATCAGTCACCTTGTCGGCATAACGCCAGGAGGTGAGATCGGAAGGATGTAGAGTTCTGACCGGCGACTGCTCGGCCAGGCTGCCAGCGCGAGCTACCACGAGAGTGCGGTTGTTGTCGCAGAGCTTGGCCGTATAGCCATACTCCCGGCAAAGCCGCACCACAAAAGCCCAATCCGTCTCTTGGTATTGTGTGACCCGGTCAATGGCGATCTCGTCAATCTCTCCGCTGACCTTGGCTCCGATGCGCTTGGCCGCCTGTGCGACGATGGCCTTCAAGGTCGTGTTCTCATACGCCTTGCCCCTGCGGGTCCGCACCTGCCTGGTGATGCCGGTGGACAAGGCTCTGATCCTGATCACGGATGGCGGCCCGGATATCTCGACCTCGTCGACGTCGAAGCCTCCGGCGGAAACCAGGCGCTGGTGCGCATAACCGTATTCAAGGCTCATCTCGGCACCCTTGTCGGGATACCACGCGCCCAGCCAGCGTCCATCATCGTCGCCGAGGGTGACGTCCAGCTCGTCGGACTGTCCGGTCAGCCGGTCGGTGTAGCGCACTTCGGTCACATAGGCGGAAAGGTCCGCAGTCACGTCGCGGCCGGAATAAACGATGCGGAAAGAAGGCTGAAGAGCGGTCAGCTTTTCCATGGGGGCAACCCTTCCATGTCGGCCGAAAACTCAACGACGGGGATGCGCAGCTTGATGCCGGACGGCAAGGCGTCCGACACCGGCGCATGCGGATTCTGTTCGATCAGCATGCCGATGTGCGCCACGTCGCGGTAATACCTCCAGGAGATCATGTCCCAGCGTTCCCCGTCTGTCGTGATGTGTTGCAGAAAAATCATAACTGTACGCCCCTTATGGCGACCTTTGCCGCGATGCCGGACAGTGCCGGTCGCACATCCGCAAGCGCCTCGGTGGCCCTGCGCGCGGATCGCGCTGCACTCACGGCCCCCTCGACGGTGCGTATGGCGTCCGAAGCAAAGCCCAGCTCACTTTTGGCGGAGTTGTAGGCCGCCATCACGTCAGAGGCTCCGGGAAGAGAGGATATCGCGGAAAAGGCCGCGATGGGCAGCCTGGACGCAATGGCCCGGAGATCGTCGGAAAGCTCTCTGGCGGCTTGCAGCGCCGACTCTCCCTCGGAAAGAAGCCTGGCGGACATGCTCGTGGTGAGTTCTGCGGCCTGGGTGACCTCGGAGGCCGAGGAAACAGCCTGGCTGACAGCCTTTGCCGCTTCCGGAGCGGGAGCCGCATCCTGCCCCGACACCGTGGACAGAACGTCCGTGCTCGCGGTGACCGGCGGAACGTACATGCCACGAGAAAAGACTCCAGGGGGATTCGGCTTGGCCGGATCGCCGACGTACTCCCGGAGGCGCAGCGACGCCTCCAGCGAGATCACCGTCCCGGCCCCGTTCGTCTGGCGATAGGTCACGGACAGGTCGACGATGACAAAGACGCCGCGATATTCGCCGTTGCCAAGAACGAAGTCCAAGGGCGTGGCGGCGTCCATGTGGTCCTTCAGGCCCCGAACCTCGTCTGCGGGGTTGCACCATGACGAGTGCAGCGTGACGCTGAAAGACAGCTCGTCCGGGCTCCATCCGGTATGCTGCATGGCTGGCTTTCTGCCGATAAGCGCGTGCTCGGAAAAGCTGGACCCATAGCGGATATCAAGCCCATCCATCCACGATACGACTTCCAGTTCCGTTTCCCCGAGGGTGGCGTACAGACTCATGCGGGAGACCTCCTTGCGTGATCCCGCTCGTATCGGGACATCAGGCGCTCAAACTCGGCGAAGCTGAGGTTCATGGCCTCCTTCACCTGCTCGCGCACACCTCCACCGCCCTGTCCAACATGAATGACAGGCGCGAAGGTGACGTTCATGCCTCCTCGGCCAGCTCCGGCGGCAGCGCCAGCTCCGCCCCCGGCGTTCCGACCGGCGAGAGCCTGGAGCGGAACCGTGGGAAGGTTCAGCGTAGCAGCCTTCGACATCTCGCCAGCGGCGCGGGCCACTTCTCCGGCGCTCCCCTTCATGCCCACGGCAAGGCCAGCCCCGAGCATTCCACCCAGACCGGCGAACACGCGCGAGGGAGACCGAATGCCAAGCAGGCTCTTGAACGAGCCGACGACGTTTCCTGCAAGCTCGGAAAGCCCCGATTTCAGGCTCTCCCACCCTTGCTTGAGGCCGCCGAGCAGGCCGCCGATAATCTGCGCGCCGAGCTTGATAAACTCCAGGGGCAGCATGGCCAGGCGAAGAGGGAGGCCGATAACGAGCCGGATAATGGTGCCGATGGCCGTTCCGAACTTTTGGCCCAGCGACTGCGCGGCCCCGCCGGTATCTTCGACCGGCTGCAGCAGAGCCTTCACCCAAGACCATACCTGGCCGAGCGCATCCGCGACCGGCTTCACGATCCATGCGACCGGAGCAAAGGCCGTGCGCATGGCGTCGCCAACGGGTTTGAGCGCCGAGGACAAGCCCTGGAACATGCCAACAAAGAACCCCTTGATGGGTTTCCAGAACTTCCAGATCAGGAGCGCGGCCCCGGCGATGGCGATGCCGATCCAGCCTATGGGGCTGAGCAGCATGGCGCGGCCAAGCCAGAGAACGGCTTGTCCGATC